AACTATTCCTATTTTATATTGATATACTTTTGAAAAAGGTCGGGGCATTTACGCTCCGACCTTGATCTTTGCTCCGTTGTAGAAAACAAATGTGATTTTTCCATCCTTGTGGACGATGGCTTTTTCAATCATCACCGTCCAGATGGTGTTGTTCCAGTCGTGCATAACTTCCGGCTGTTTTTTAAGAGTGCGGATATAAAGGGCCATCTTCTTGTCCTGCTGGCTACGGGCGGTGCGCAGAGTCTGCAACCGCTCCAGTTCCGCAGCCGCCTTTTCGTACCGTTCGGTGAGGGCTTCGTACTTTTTGAGGTAGGCTTCCTGGGACTGTGCCGTGGATGCGTTTTCCTTGACTACCGCCTTGACCAGTTCGGCAACCACCTGGGTTTCTTCAAGCTGCCGTTCAATATCGGCGTCCATTGTTCCGAAATCCATCAGCCGCGCACGCCACGCTTCACACTGCTTAATGATCTGCACCCGATCCTGCATCATCAGATTGTAGGCTTTTATGAAAAGCCGCTGTATGGTTTCGGTGTCCACCACAGGAGTGTGGCAGCGTTCCTCGTTTGCAAATTTGCCGTTGCACTGCCAGATGGTGCGACGGTACTGGTCGGTGGAGTGCCATACCTTGGGACCGAAGAAGGCACCGCAATCCTCGCAGACCAGTTTGGCAGAAAGGACGCTTTTGCCGCTGTAGGCTTTGCCCAAGGCCTTCCGTCTGGCAATCTCTGCCTGCACCTGTTCCCATTCGTCCGGCTCGATGATGGCGGGATGACTGCCCGTCACATAATACTGTGGGACTTCACCCTCGTTGGGCTTCATTTTCTTTTCCAGGAAGTCTACTGTGAACTTCTTCTGCGTAATAACTACGGTGTTGATACAATTTAATTTTCCCTCTGCGTTTGAACCCACTGGGTTCATCAACGGGTTCATTTGAACCCATCCTGTAAAAGCCGCAGAAGCACGGCGTTTTCGGCGCTTTTCAGAGGAATAGAGCCGAGCCGGGATGCCGTTGCAGAACGGAGGACGTTGCTGCCGAAGGGTTTATTCCGCTCGGAATATTTGTAAAAGGAAAAAGTGTGACTATGATTTTACCCATAAAAAACGAGGGTATTTTCATAGTCACACTTGGGTTTTTCGGAGCATTTATACTGTGATTTTTATGCCAGACTGAAAGATGAATGTCAGCTTCCCGTTGGCGTTTACAACGACCCTGTCGAGCGTTTTTAGCATGAGCGGATAACTGAACTCGTTGATTTTTCCAATCTCATCAATCAGAAGACACATCTCTGCCGCACGGTATCGGACGAGGACGTCCTCGGCATTATCGACCGTTGACCGCAGCGTTGCCTGATAGCGGAGCTTCTTTGCCACGATGAGATTCCACGCTCTGCAAAATGCCTTCTGCGGCAGATCGGTCGGAATGCGGACATCCGTGCAGAGCATCGGTCTTTCCTTCGGCGGCTTACAGTAGCGTTCTCTGTACGCTATCAGTTTCGCCGAGGCATTGCGGTTGAATGTAGCCTTGTGCGGTGGTGTATAGGTTTGCCCCGGCACTTCGGCTGCCGATTGGGTCTTTCGGCTCATACATCGGTATGCGGCAAGTAGCTGCTTGTTGGTGGTCGTATAATGATAATAGCAGTAAGGCTTACCGCAAATGCCGCAGAACAGTTTCCCTGTAAATGGATACCGCTCATTCGGTGCCTGCCTGTGCGGTGTATGTCTTGCCGCAACAGCCTGTGCCAGCTTCCATGTCTCTTTATCTACGATTGCCGGAAGGCAGTCTTCTACCAGATATTTCGGCAATTCTCCGTTGTTTCTGACTTGCTGATGTGTGATAGGATTTGCAATGAATGCCTTCTGAAACAGGCAGTCACCGCAGTATTTCTCATTTCGGATAATGTGCTGAACGGTGGTCTTCGCCCAGGAAGCACCCGGCATTCTGGTCGGCACTTCATCGGCAATGAGCCTGTCGGCGATTTCACCGTAGCTGTAGCCGTCAATAAAGTCCTTGTATATTCTCCGAACCAGATCAGCCTCATCCTCCACAATGGTCACGACACCTTTGTTCTGCCGGAAGCCGTACATTCCGTTAAGCGTGATGCTCCCCGTAATACCTTGCTCATACCTTCTTCGCTTGCCCCATTTTATGTTCGCCGACATCGTTTCGGACTCGGACTCGGCAAACGCAGCCATCAGCGTAAGCATGAGTTCGCCGGATGATTCGGTGGAGTGGATGTTTTCTTTCTCGAAGAAAACGTCAATTCCCAGGGACCGTAGCTCACGGGTGTAAATAAGCGTATCCACGGTGTTCCTTCCGAACCGGGATACGCTTTTTGTCCATATACAATCTATATGACCGCTCCTGCAGTCCTCGATCATTTTCATAAATTGCGGTCGACTTTCCGCTTGAGTGCCGGAGAGTCCCTCTTCAGCGTAGATGCCGACAAAGACAACAGTATCATCGTTCTCGAATCGGCTGCGGTAGAAATCGATCTGATTTGCCAAGCTGTTCAGTTGTTCATCGCTCCGGCTTGAGACCCGGCAGTAGGCGGCGATGCGTTGCCTGCCGGGTTCTTTCCTGTGTGGGGTGATTGCAAGCAGATTCTTATTCGTCATTGCCGTCACCCTCCTGCGGCTTAGTGCGTTTTGTGTAATGACGGACACCGTTTTTGATTGGCACGGTCTTTTCGGTTCCGTCCCGGAAAGTAAAGGTAATCGTACAGTTACGGTTGACCGTAGCGTAATTGATGACCGCCTGCCATACGAGTGGGTCGAACTTTGCAAGCGGAGCATCATGCTTCATAAGCTCGTTCAGAAAGCCGGTTATCTGCACACGCTTGGCAGCACAGGCGGCTATCTTCAAATCAAGCTCCTGCTTGAGCCGAGCCATCGTGTCAAGCCGATCCTCATATTCTTTTAGTTTCTCATGGATATCATCGGCGGTGTCCTGTCGGCTGTAGGTCATCAGAAGGCTTCTTATCAGCGTCTGGACTTCGCCGCAGCCGTTGTTCAAATCCTCAAGTTGCCTGCGGTACTCGCTGTCATCAGTAATGGTATCAATGCAAAGACGGTAGTTCTCCTCAATTTCCTTACGGTTGGCAATCAGCCCGTTGAACACCTCGACGAAGGTTTCTTCCAGACTTTCCTCTTTGAGAGTCGGCGTTTCGCAGTATTTACGCTTCTGAAACTTTGCATTGCAGTGCCAGTGCCAGGAAGCGTGTTTTGTGTTTGAGTGCCATATCTTTCTGCCGTAGTAACCTCCGCAGTCACCGCATATGACACGGCTTGAAAAAATGGACACGCATTGCATATTGCTTCCTGCTTCCTTTCGGCGGCGCATTTCTTCCTGCACCATCTGAAAGGTTTCCGGGGAAACGATAGGCTCATGGTCTTTTTCGATATAGTACATAGGCAGTTCGCCTGTGTTGGGACGTTTCTCTTTCGTAAGGTACGATACTGTTATTTCTTTCTGAAGTATTGCCGCCCCATAATACTTCTCATTCTTCAGAATGTTCAGAACCGTGGAGGCCTGCCATACCTTCTTGTGACCGGGCGTTTCAATGCCGTCAGCGGTCAAGCCTTTCGCTATGCCGCCCGGAGTTTTACCGGCGAGGAACTCCGCATAAATTCTCCGCACGATTTTTGCCTGCTCCTTATTGATAACAAGCTCACCGTCGGGACCCTTGTCGTAACCGAGGAAATTGGAATAGCCGAGGCTGACCTTTCCGTCTGCGAAGGACTTTCTTCGACCCCATGAGGTGTTCTCCGAAATCGACCTTGCTTCTTCTTGTGCAAGAGAGGACATGATCGTAAGCAATAATTCGCCCTTGGCATCGAGGGTGTAAATGTTTTCTTTCTCGAAGAAAACCTCCACACCTTTCTCCTTGAGCTGCCGGATGGTGACCAGGCTGTCAACCGTATTTCGTGCGAAACGGCTGACGGACTTGGTGAGAATAAGGTCGATTTTCCCGGCAAGGGCATCCTCAATCATTCTGTTAAAGCCCTCACGCTTTTTTGTATTTGTGCCGGTAATGCCCTCATCGGAATATACCTCGACAAAGACCCATTCTGGATTTGCCTGAATTTTCTGCGTGTAATAGCTGACTTGCGCATCAAAGGAGTTTTCCTGTTCTTCCTTTGCCGTTGAGACACGGGCATAGGCTGCAACCTTTCGTTTCCGAGTGAAGGTCGAATACTGTGCAGACAGCGTAGGCTTAGTTGCCTCTATCTTTTTTACTTTCTTATTTGTCATGACTTGCGTACCTTTCCTTTGCCTTTTTCGCAGCGGCGGCTTTCATTTCATCCGTCCAGCTTTCGGAGCGTGAGCGGTCTTTCCACACATAATCGGCGGTAGAACCGTTCGCAGAAATAAAACGGAGCAGATTGCCCGGATGAGCCTCTATCGTGCAAACCTGCATTTGAAATGCCTCGTCCGAAAATCCGTCCGTTTTCAATATGTCTGTTACCGCTCGTTTCAGCGTTTCCTCCGGGATGACCTTTGAGTCCGGGCAGTATTTCTTTCCTTTAGAGTTGTAGGTCGAACAGCACCAGACGATGTTATAAGGTGTTGCCTTTCGGTGGTAATTTTTTCCGCAGCATGAGCATCGGATTTTCCCTGTGAAAACGCTTGTCGTTCCGACAGTCGGAGCTTTTTCTTCCGCTCGGCGTTCAAGCTCTTTCTGGACTGCTGCGAAGGTCTCTCTGCTGACAACAGCGGGATGATCGTCTTCCACAAAATACTGCGGAAGCTCCCCGGTGTTGGGGCGCATTTTCTTCGTGAGGTGGTTTTCACGATAGACTTTTTGAAGCAAAAGGTCTCCGCAATACTTCTCATTTGTCAGGACTTTTCGCACGGTTGTCGGATGCCATTCGTTTCCGAAGATGCTGTATAGCCCTTCTTCATTCAAGGTGTTGGCAATTTTCTGAAGACCGTATCCGGCAAGGTATAAATCAAATATGCGTTTTGCGGTTTTGGCTTCTTCTTCAATGAGCGTTATTTTGCCGTCCACCAGACGGTATCCGAGCATGGTGCAGGTGGAAGCCCGTCCTTCCTCAAAGCCCTTGCGGATTCGCCATTTGCAGTTATCGCTGCACGAAAGGCTTTCTGCCTGGGCGAAAGAAGCGAGGAGCGTCAGCATTACTTCGCCCTCGGCGCTCATAGTGTAAATGTTCTGTTCAAAGAAAACATCAATACCGAGGCTTTTGAGTTCACGCACGGTTTCAAGAAGCGTGACCGTGTTCCTCGCAAACCGAGATATGCTCTTGGTAATGACCATATCGATGTTTCCGTTCCTGCATTCGGTCAAGAGAAGCTGAAACTGTCCACGGTTGTCATTGGTGCCTGTTTTCGCTTCGTCAGCGTAGACTCCGGCAAACCGCCATTCCGGGTTCATCATAATGTAGTCACGGTAATAATCGATCTGCGCCGCCAAGGAATGCAGCATGGTGTCCTTGCCGCAGGAAACTCTGGCATAGGCCGCCACACGTTTTGTACGAGGAGTTTCCGCTACGGCAGGGGCAATGTTTACGATAGTTTTTTTCATTGTATCCCTCCTTTGGTATCGGACATATTAACTCTGATTTTGAAATATATCCAGTCAATTCGGAGAAATAAATTGAACGAAAACAGGAAGGTATTTTTCGGTGAGTATTGTGTCTATCACACGATAATCCTCTGTGGAAATCTGCCCGTTTTTCAGCATAAGCCGGAACGGTGCAATGCTTGCCTGATATTTGATTTCCGCTGTTATCTGCTCTTTAGTCACGGGCTTCACCGCCTTTGAACCTTGTCTCCACATAGCATTCGTGGGAACAGTATTTTCTGCGGCTGTTTCCATAGGCGGTAAAGGACTGACCGCATCCGGGACAAACATATTCATAAACCGCTTTCTGTCCGACACGCTCCGGGTGAGCGTTCCACCATTTCTGTCTACACTCCGGCGAACAGAAACGCTTCGGTTTTCTGCCGGATATCTGCGTTATCGGCTTTCCGCATTCCGGGCAGATTCCCGCTGTCTCTTTCGGTTCTTCGGTGCTGTCGACCGTGATTTTGTTTCGGCGGCAGAAGGTCTTGACGGTATCTCTCGAAACGGACAGAGCTTTGGATATTTCAGAATAGCCGCATCCGGCTTTTCTCATTTCGGCTATCTTTGTTTTCTGATGGTCTGTCATGTGCGAACCACCTCCTCACTATCCCATGAACATGAGAATGGCGTTTCGGAAAAAAACGGGTGAAAAAATAAAGCCCACCGAAGAAAAATCCTCGATGGGCTTCATATCAGTTAGGGATTTTCAGCTTCATGCCGCTGTAGATGACATTGCTTTTCAGCCCATTCAGGCTGACGATTTCCTTATAGCGGCTGCCGTTGCCGAGATACTTCTTGGCAATCGCCCAGAGGGTGTCGCCATGCGCCACGGTATGGATACGGTAGTCATCGGCGGGTTTTGTGCTCGCCACGGCAAGTGCAGAGGTCTTGACCGGTGACATGATGGCGTACCTGCCGGATTCATCCTTGTTGATGACGGCACGGTCGCCGCTGACCTCGACCACATACCAGCGGAGTTTCTTCACCCAGCCGGGAATGGCTTTGCCGTTATAGTAGGTGCTGCCTGTGATGGTCACGAGGTCACCGGACTTAATTGTGCCGATGGGCTTGGCCGGTTCGACCGGCTTCACCTCGCTGCCGAGAGCTGCCGTGACCTTGGATGCCAGCTCACCCATACGGGCATACATCCAGTTACCGGGGCAGCTCTTGTTCGCAAACCATCTGTGGACGGTCAGAACCATCTCGTCAGACTTCGGAGTGTAGTTCAGCGTCTTGGTCCTATCGCCGAGCCAGAGCAACTTGGTTTTGCCGTTGCGCTTGCAGATGTCGATGCAAAGCTCCACGAGTCTCTTGTACACCACATCCTTGAAAGCATAAGGCTCGGTGTTGTCGCTGGCACACTCGATGGTGATAGCTCTCTGGTCGTTGGCTGCGGATGAGGAGCACCAGGAGCGGTTTTTCTCTTCCACATACATCCCGACCCGACCGTCCACGCCGATGCCGTAGTTGCTGCTTGCCTGCCGTGAGGTCGGCAAAAAGATGTTGCCCAGCGTTTCCACACTGCACTGACCCACCACGCAGTGCGGCGTGATGCGGTCAATGCTGTGGGTGCGCTGCCCGGAGTGGTTCGGGCTGAGTTTGGTGTAGGACACCAGGGGACTGTTCGTGTAAGCCATGTTATTCATCCTCCTTTTCACTGCGGTCATGAAGCTGCTCCAGAACGGATTTCAGCTTCTGCGGAATGGGCAGTCCCAGGTATGCGGCGTTTTCCAACAGGGACACGCCCTCATTCGACAGGTAGAAGAAAATGACGGCAGTGCGCATCACCGAGCCGCTGCCGATGACACGGGTGTCGAGAATATGCCCGATGCCGACCAAGGCGAAGATGAGCACCTTTTTGAAAATACCCTTGAAACCGACTTCGCTGGACAGCTTCTTATCCACCACAGCGCACATGATGCCGGTGATGTAGTCGATGACTACGAAAGCCAGAAGTGCGTAAAGCAAGCCGTCACATCCTCCCAAGAACCATCCGAGCCAGCCGCCGATACCGGCGAACACCACCTGAATGGTCGTCCAGAATTCTTTCAT